ATCATGCGCGTGCTAAAGCGCGCTTTTTTGTTCCTGCGGTAAGGGTTGTTAATCCTACCGTTAAACGTTGCACGCTTTCTTCCCCGGTAGGCGCGGTACGCGCCGGCAATCACATTGGCTGCCGTTCTTGCCGCAAAGCCATACACACGCGGGCGATACATCCCCCCGTACTGCCTTCTAGCTATCGCAGCACGTATGGCCAAACGCCCGATGCTTGGAGCCACTGTTGTCAACATTTTTGTGAGCTGGTATATTATTACCCAGCTCACTTCCTGCACATGGCTCAATCCCAATCTTGGTGCTTTACTGTTCCTAACTACACTGATGCCGTTCTGCAATCTCTGCGCGACTTGGTTGGGTCACCATCAGGCGTCTCGTACCTTGTGTTTGGACGAGAAGAAGCTCCCACCACAGGACTCCGCCATCTTCAAGGCTATGTGCGTTTTAACGCACGAAAGCGATTCTCCAGTGTGCGCGCCCTGCTGCCACAGTGTCATCTCACAAGTGCACGCGGATCTCCACAACAAAACCGCGAGTACTGTTGCAAAGACGGCGATTTTGAAGAATTCGGTGTACCTCCTATTACTCAACAAGGACGAAGAACAGACATCGATCGATATGTTGAGTGGGTGCAAACGCTTGACGGGCCTCCCGACGAGCGAGACCTCATCTTACAGTTCCCGAGCCTCTACGTCCGATACTCGGGGTGCCTTAAACGAATATCTCGAGAGCTATGCCCACGCCCAGTTCTTCGAACCGGTGATCTACGCCCGTGGCAAGCAGATCTATACGCCCGCCTCGAGGGGGAAGCGGATGACCGCACAGTCGAGTTCATCGTCGATCGCGACGGAGGACTCGGTAAGTCTTGGTTCTGTGGATATGTCTATTCTAAGCTCCCTGGATGTCAGTTGCTTGGACCTGGAAAACGTGACGATTTAGCTCACGTGGTTGATGAACGCTCTCGGATCTTTCTTTTCAATATACCAAGGGGACAGATGGAGTACTTGAACTACGGTCTACTGGAGATGCTGAAGGATCGAATGGTTCTGTCCCCGAAGTATGAATCGCAGATGAAAATACTCATGCATTGTCCTCACGTTGTTGTGTTCAGTAACGAAGATGTGGATGAAACAAAGATGACGGAAGATAGATATAACATTACTAGGTTGGGTTAGGGTATGGAGGTTAAATTTCAGCCCGAAGGGCTCTTTCCGGAGAGCCGCTTGCGGCTCGGAGGCTAAGGCACGGCCTTACAAACTATCAGTTGCCGCTACCTCTTCGTATTGGCTAGTTCCTTGGCTCGCGGAAGTACGAGATAACTTTGGTTGAGACGCTTGCGCAAGCGACTGCAGCATCACCTGCAGCCCCTCCCCAGTTGTCAAACCAAAAGACGTGAAAAACTCTTCCATCTGTGGGGGAGGAAGATTCTCCTGGGAGATATCTGACTTGTCGTTTGAGTCGGACATAATTGTCAATATTCAGAAACGAAGTTCCCGCTTGTTTGTTCCACGCGGACGTCGGAGCGCCTTGCGTTGTTAACATGTAACGTCGGTGGCGCAAAATTGTGTAATCGTCCGTGTTTATCGGACAACAGTGGAATTCCAGTCCTGTCCTGTTGATGGAGAAGTCCATGGAACGTGCGTCGGTGTTATTCCGAAAGAAGTTAACGGCTTCGATACTGTCATTGGTTGTCTGTTTCGGGGACAGCACAGCCATATTGAAGTACAAAGGGTTATTCCTTGTTCCACGTACTTCCATGCAGATCTTAAATCCCGAGATCCGCGAATGTTGTCGGAGACGTTGGTTGATTGCTGCACCCTGTGCCAATGCCGTCATGTCCAATATATACAGTGTGCGTGTGTTCCGCACCACCTGTGTTTCGTTGTTAATTACCGTGCTCTTGCTTGTTGTGGAATTATTCGGCATCCCAATCATGCGCGTGCTAAAGCGCGCTTTTTTGTTCCTGCGGTAAGGGTTGTTAATCCTACCGTTAAACGTTGCACGCTTTCTTCCCCGGTAGGCGCGGTACGCGCCGGCAATCACATTGGCTG